CTTTTATTCCGAACCCGGACAATTTGCCGGAAATAGACCATATCGACGGCAACCGAGCCAATAACGATGCGACTAATTTACGTTGGTGTACGAGAAAGCAAAATTTGAATTATCAAAAAGCAATTAATAATAAACGTGAAACCATGAAGAAAGTAAATACATGGTTTAAGAAAACCGGAAAAGATAATCACAATGCAAAACCCGTTTATCAATATGATTTAGAGGGTAATTTTATAAAGAAATGGGATTGCATACATGATGCGCAAAGATGCGGTTTTAATCATGGAAATATTATTAGTTGCTGTAAGGGACGTTTAAAACATTATAAAAAATATATTTGGAGATATGAGTAAAAAACAGGTTGGAATTATCCGCAACAATGGCGACGTACATACGGCGCAAATTGGGTTTCATATCGGACGGGTCGGCGTCTATGTTTACGCCCGTGAGTATTGGCAATATCATAGTTGGCAATTTGGGGTATCCATTGATGCAATAAACGGTTACGACCGTTATGTTGATATTGAGGCGAAAATATTGTTTGTCGGCATTGGCATACGGTTTATATGGATTAAAAGAAAGGTAAAACGATGAAAGCAAAGATTTTATTGTTATCTTTGGCAACGCTTTTGTTGGGGGCGTGTCAAAGCGAGAACGAACCAACGGAGGCATTTAATTTACTTCAAAAATCCGAGAGCATGGCAGAAAGAAACGAGTTTGTAACGAATACCACGGCGGCAATGATACAGATAAACGCCCCCCGGTATAATTGTGAGATTGTCGAAACCGCATTAGCCGGGGGCGATAAGGTACGAATTTGCGTAAAAGGCGCAAAGGACGATTTGGACGCATTGTTTGACTATGTAAACGAAGCGGGCAAAGAATGAGAGTTAAGCAACCCGAACCGTTCGACCCAAACAGAGAGTACAACCCCGGCGAACGTTGCGTTTACCGGGGTATGGTATTGATTGCCGAGATATGGACGGCGGCGGATGCACGATTAGCCAACAACAACCCCGCAATATTTACGCAACGTTGCGTTCGCTGCAAAATCCAAAGGGAAGATTGCCCCGGAATAGGTAGGCAATGCGATAAGTACAACAGAACCGACCGAAAAACGATATTTTGGCGGTTGGCATATCCGAAAACAGTAAGAACGAATAAAAAATTAGAGCGATGACAGAAAGTAAGTTAAACCCGTTTGATGCGGAATTGTTGGTTATGATTGGCGATATTGCCAAAAGCCAACCGGAGGTCGAGGAAAAACCCGACCGTTACGAAATCACGGTTGACACAACCGAGATACAGGGAAACGCAATTGAAGCACTAAAACAGGCAGTCGCCGGACGATTGGGAAAACGCTTGTTAGTTACCCACACGTTAGACGCCGCCGTTGTTTTCAACGTCGAGTACGACCCGACGGAATACCCGGAACAAATCCGCACCCGGTTAGTTGAGCCGGACGCCACGGCGGGAACCCGATATTGCCGCACGTTGTTAGAAGTTGACGCAATACAGGTACGCCGGGACAATTTGGACGACCTGTTGAGAT